CTGCTGGGGCACGCCTTAAGACCTTTGGTGGTCGAGCAAGTGGCCCGGAACCGTTGGTGGAGTTGTTCCGCTACACTGTCGCTAAGTTCAAGACAGCCGCTGGTCGTAAACTTAACTCGCTGGAATGTCATGATATTCTGTGCAAGATCGGGGAAGTCGTTGTGGTTGGAGGGGTACGCCGGTCTGCGATGATTAGCCTGTCTGACCTGAGCGATGACCGTATGGCTCACGCTAAGGCAGGTAATTGGTGGGAAGGTAACGCACAGCGTGCATTGGCTAACAACTCGGCAGTCTACACGACTAAGCCCTCTGTTGGTCAGTTCATGCGCGAATGGTCTGCTATTTATGAATCACACTCTGGTGAACGAGGTATTTTCAATCGGTATGCTAGTCAAGCTCAGGCGGCTCGTAATGGCCGCCGCGACCCAAATCAGGAATGGGGAACGAATCCCTGTAGTGAAATTATTCTACGCCCTTATCAGTTCTGTAATCTTAGTTCTGTCATTGTGCGGCCTAGCGATACTTTCTCTGATCTTGAGCGTAAAGTGCGTCTTGCAACTATCCTGGGAACTTGGCAGTCAACACTTACGAACTTCCCGTATCTTCGCAAGATTTGGCAAAACAACACCGAAGAGGAACGATTGCTAGGTGTGTCGATGACGGGTATCCTGGATAACTCGTTGCTGAACAATCCTGATGATCCCCGTCTACCTGACCTTTTGGAGAAACTGAAAACTCATGCTGTTCACACTAATGCTGTTATGGCTGACGCTATCGGTATCAACCGGAGTGTTGCTATCACAGCTATCAAACCTGAGGGTACAGTCTCCCAGCTCACGGGCACTGCTAGTGGTATTCATCCTCAACACGCTAAGTATTATATTCGTCGGGTTCGCTCTGATAACAAAGACCCTCTCACTGACTTCCTGAAGTCTCAAGGGTTCCCTTCAGAGCCTGACTTCTATAAGTCTGATAGCACGACAGTGTTCAGCTTCCCTGTGACTGTGGCTGACGGTGCTGTGCTGCGTGAGGACTTGGATGCTATCAAGCATCTGCGTCTGTGGCTGCTGTATCAGGAACACTACTGTGAGCACAAGCCTTCTGTGACCATCTCTGTCAAGGAACAAGAGTGGCCTAAGGTTGGTGCTTGGGTGTGGGACAACTTTGACAAGATCACTGGCGTGTCTTTCCTGCCGATGGACGGAGGAACCTATCGACAGGCACCGTATGAGGAGATCGACAGTGCGGAGTACGAACGCCTAAAGGCTGCAATGCCTGCGGGGATTGACTGGGATGCTTTCATTGAAAGGACTGACAATGTAGAAGGAGCACAGACTTTGGCCTGCACGGCTGGAGCCTGTGAACTACCGTGAACTTTATCCTACAGTTCAGGCTCGGTATCGGATTCGACATCGAGCACAATGAGATCAATCGGTACTGCATGTTAGACGAGGAAGGCAAAGAAGAAGTTGTTTGCTTTGTTGGCCTAATCATAAAGATACCGTTCATTGAAATCCTGATCGGAGATTTCTTCACGGAATAAAAAAAGCCCCTGCAAGGTTCCTATAAAGGTTCCTTGACAGGGGCTTAATTATTTCAACAGCAGGCTTTCTGCCTGTCTCCTTCTAGTCAATCCTCTGAGCACTCTACCGGCTGCTTTGTCCCACTTGAGACACTCTAGCGCAGCCTCTTCCCAGTTCTTCTCGTTGATCCTCTTCCTGAAGGTACTGATACGAAGGTTACCCAGTCCACAGTTGTAGGCCCATGACAGAACAGCAGCCTGTCGCCTGGGTGGCTCATCCTTCAGACCGGGGCAGAGCTTCATCACACCCACATAGAAGTACTCCATGTGCTCGTCTAAGCCCTTCTCGCACTGCTCCATAGTCCAGATTGTGTCTGGATTGATGTCAGGACCAGTAGAGCCATAGCCGATAGTCCATGGGTGTCCACCTGTGCCCGGATCAGGATACGCTTTGACCCTACCGTCAGGCAGAACCTTAGCGCATCCTTCAAAGGGCTTGACTAGAACATTCTTACATAGTTCAATTGCGGGGTTCATACAAATGAGTTTCGCTTAGAACAGTTTTCGCTTGCTGTAATGACTTGAAGATTCCAAGGTACATGAAGACCACATACGGTCTTCCCTTGCAGCGGGACAATATGATCGACATGCCACTTTATTCCTGTGGCTTTTGTTCTTACCGCTGATAGATGATATGCTTCTTGAATCATCCATCGCTCGTCTTCAGAAAGCCATTTAGGACAGGCGTTAAGTTTTCTGGTGTATCGAAGCATACAATTAGCATTGTGCTTTTCTTTATTTTTCTCTTTCCATTCTTTGCTCTTTAACTTAGCAGGTTCTGGATTTAGAAGATACTTTTGACGAGATTTTTCTGAGATTTTATCTTTATTGTTTAGATAATATTCTCTTTTTCTTTCTACCAACTGTTCTCGTTTTCTAGCACGATACTGCCTGTCCCATTCTGCTTTTGCCTGTTTCTTTTCTTCTTCTGTAAAATATTTCTTTTTCACAGTTTAGACTCTCGTTTTTCGATGCTGCGACCAACAAAGAAAAATGACAAGATCATCATAAGCATACTAAAATCATCTGCCGTCCAAATTTCATCAATAAGCTGACTTGCAGGAATTCCGCTATTGACTGCGTATGACACAGTAATGATTTTTACAGCCGTATACAGTCCAAACATCAGCCAAGTGATTCCAGGTCGAACCAACGCTGAAATACTGGCAACCCACTTGTATGCTTTACTGTCTGCCTCTGCTTGTTGCTTAAAAGCCTCACCAATGGCGTCTATCTGATGAATGCTATGGTCTACATAACGCTCTTCCATGCGGTACTCACCGCGCATCTTCTCTAGGTCAGTCTGAAGAGAGAACATCTTCAGTTCGTGGCTTCGTTCATCTTTGCGGTCAAGCCACTTTAGTACCTCCGGGGCCAGACGAAACAGGCCACCGAAGATACTACCTAGAAGACCGCCTCCTAGCATTTCAAACATTACTGGTTACCTCCCTGGGATGCTCCAAACATCCGAGCAAACAAGGTATTGACATCTTCAGGTGGAAGCTGTCCAGAACCGATCTGCTTCATCAGTCGTTGAACATCGGCTCGTCGCTGTGCAGACAGAGCACGATCAGCCAAGAAACCTGCGCCAGAAATTCCGGCCGCTGCTAAAGGATTGGCAGCAGCGCCAGCAAGACTACCGGCAGCAACCAACTGGCTACGCTCAGGGTTAAACCTCGCAGCTAACGACATAAGCGGATCGCCTGTGCGTCCCTTGGCAACTGATTTAATAGCGTTCTGCTCCCTCTCGGTAAACAGACGCATCTTTTCCTTGTTTGCAGCTAAGTTAATCAACTGACGACGAATCAACTCACCTTCAGAAGCCTTCGGATCAAGAGCCTTCGCTTCAGCGATGTCAAGAGCGTCTTCCAGCACACTGGCACGGGACAGGTTACGCCAGTCCTTACGAGCAGCCTGAACAGCGGTTACAGCAGTGTCTAGCTGTCCTTTCTGAGCCAAGATGTCAACAGGCTTGATGTTGGCAATAAACTGATCCATCTCAGCGATAGCGGCACCGGCAAGACGACGAGTAGCAGGCTCCTTAGAAGACCGCAGTTCGTTCATCTTAGACCGCATCTGCTCTAGCTTGTCAAAAGACACACGCTGAGAGCCAACCATTTGCTTCCAGTCTTCTAAGACCGTAGCCACCGGCTTGTGGGTGTCTAGCTTAGGATTCAGGTTTAACTTAGCTAACTCAGTCTCAGTGTTGTCCACAAAGTCAAGAACACTCTTGGGCTTCAGATTAACGCCCTGATCGCTCATGGTCTTGTATTGAGCTTGAGCACGGGTCTTGATGTCGTCAAGAGTTGGCAGTTGTGGCTGTCGTCCGGCAGCAGCACGAGCACCAGCGGTACCGGCAGCACCACCAACGACCAGAGATGCCACAAGACCGGCCAGAGGGCTTTCAGTCTTTTCCGTGACAACCTCAGCAACCGGGGTGGCTGCAACGCCAGCAGTGCCTGCTCCAGCAACCTGCTGAGGAACGCCCTGAGACAAAGGCTTCAGCGCCTGTACGCTTTTGGCTAACTGAGCAGTCAGCCCAGCGCCTCCAGCGGCCTCAACACCGGCAGACAATGCTTTTTCAGCAGTAGTCTCAGGCACAGGAAGACCGGCAGCAGTCATCGTCTGTTGCAGTGCTTGGGAAGGCAACTGCATTGTCTTACCGCCAAACAATGAACTAACGATATTTCCTACTGCCACAGGAGCGTCTGCAAGCATTCCAGGAATAGCAGTAACGGCACCGATACCGGCACGGGTAGCTAGACCTGCACCACGAGCAAGGCTTTCGCCTGCTGTGCGTTGCTTAGAAAAATTAGCCTGTGCGTAAGCCAATACTTCTTCTTGAGTAGCGCCTTCAGGGGCAGTAATTTCATATTCTTTTCCGTCAGGAGCAGTCACAATGTAAGTAGGCATTTTAGTTCCTTATTGCTTTGGCCTAATAGACCACTGACCAGTAGACGAGGGCTTAGACTCTTTTTTAGTATCTGCTTCTTTATCTTCTGGCGGAAGTTCTCCACGTGTGGTGGCAAGCCATCTTTCATAGTGCTTTTTAACCGTACCTAAGTTGCGACGCAACTGATCTGGAGACTGCCCAACATCAAGGTTAGAAATAGCAGCCTGCAAGAAGTTCAATTCCTGAACAGCAACCTGACCCAAGGCACCCCCAGTGGGTGAGGCCTGACGCATGTCAGACAATTCTTTGAAGCCAATATTTGCCTTTATGGTTTCAATGTTCTTTGCAACATCATACGCATCTGACCCATATACAAGTGATAGTGCTTTTCCGACAAAACCAGCCGTATTAACTCCGCTAATCTTAGGTAGAACATTATCGATAATTGTTATAACATTCTGAGCCTTGGCTTCCTCGTTTGCCTGTGCTACTTTCTTCTTGTCCGCTAGTTCGTCTACTTTCTGCTTTGCTGCGTCAACTCTTGCTTGTAATGCTTCCCGCTGCAAAGAAGTCAATGCGCTATTTTGTTGCGACATGAGCATACGAAGTTCTTTTTGAGCATCGATACGCTGTTGTTGCATACGCTCTTCAAAAGCACGCTTTTCTGCGTCAGCTTCCTTCTTTGCATCTGCTGCAATTTTAGCTTTGTTCCTATTCTCTAATGCTGTAATAATCTTGTCAGGATCACCATACTTACGGACAACATTCATTACATCGTCGTCAGAAGCACCTTCAGGCAATGCTGCAAGTTCTTCACGAAGACGAACTTCTCGTACATTCTTGGTTTCTTCACGAACAGCCTGTTGACGGACGAGAGCAGTTTTTGCTTCCGTCTGGGCCATTTGCTGAGCTTGCATCGCAGCATCTCGTGCAACTTGAGAATTAATAGAACTAGCAGCATTAGCAAACTGCCTCAGCCCTTCAGCAGTGTTCGTATCAAACTGGCCTGCCAACTGACGCAATTGCGAAGCCTGCTCAAGCATCGGATCACGAGCACCCAAGGCACGACCAATGCCAGTAATGCCTTCGTAGATACCGGCAGCAACACGCTGTTGCGGGTTGAGGTTAGCAAACTGTAAGGCACGCTGCC